GCCGCTGGTGGTACACCTGTTTATGACAGCATTGGTCGGATTCAAGGTGTTGTTGATAAGAACGCCATTGGCGCAGATGTTTATACTGGTGGTGCTTCATACAATCCTATTGGTACAGGCAAGCGAGCCCAGCCTGGTCGTGGTTATGTGATGTCAGCTACTGATGTTCGTGCATCAGAAGCTCTTGCTGGTGGCGGTGATAGTGGCGGTGCTCCTGCTACGACAACTACTGCTGCTACAGCTACCAATGTCACCGGATCGACAACATCATTGAGTGGTGCTGCTCGTAGACAGCAGATTGCTGGTGCAGCTGGTGGCGCATCTCGTAGACAGTTTATTTAATGAATCTTGATTACAAACCGCCGGGGCCTGTTGCCAAGGCGTTTATGAAAGATCGCTCATTTGTGAGAGGCATCAGGGGGCCTGTTGGTTCCGGCAAGTCTGTTGCCTCTTGCATGGAGCTTATGCGAATTGCTGTGACGCAGAAGCCTAACGCCCAAGGTGTACGCAGAACACGGTTTGCAGTTATTCGTAATACCAACCCACAGCTAAAGACCACGACCATTAAGACATGGCGTGATTGGTTTGGTGATGATCTTGGCAGATTTGTTTGGTCGCCGCCTTATACCCATCATGTTAGCTTTGCGCTTGGTGATAAGACTGTAGTGGAGTCAGAAGTCATCTTCTTGGCTTTGGACAAACAGGAAGATGTAAAGAAGCTGTTGTCTTTGGAGCTTACGGCAGTATGGGTCAATGAAGCCAGAGAGATACCAAAGTCTATTGTAGATGCCTGTACTATGCGTGTTGGTCGTTTCCCATCGATGAGGGAAGGTGGCCCGTCTTGGTTCGGTGTAATTATGGACACAAACTCGCCTGATGAAACGCACTGGTGGGCTATTATGTCTGGTGAAGCTGCGCCGCCTGAGTATATGTCCAACGAAGAAAAGATGTTGTTGGTTAAGCCTGATGACTGGACATTTTTCTCGCAGCCGCCAGCCATGCTCGAGAAGAAAGACAAGGAAGGCAATCTTCAAGGTTATACGAAGAACCTAAAAGCAGAGAATTTAGAGAACATCCAACCAGACTATTACGACAAGATCATTCTTGGTAAGAGCTCTATGTGGGTGAATGTTTATGTGCTGAATAAGTATCAGGCACTTATGGACGGTAAGGCTGTCTATCCTACATTTAGGAAGGAGACGCATGTTGCGAAGTCACCCATCGAACCCATTGTCGGTAAGGAAGTTATCGTCGGCATTGACTTTGGTCGGACGCCATCGGCAGTATTCGCCCAGCAGACAACCTTTGGGCGTTGGTCTGTTTTCCACGAAGTCGTTGGACAGGATATGGGAGCTGGACGATTTGCAGATGTCCTCAAGAAGGAAATTGCCAAAAACAACTGGGAAGGATTAGAGTTTAAGTTTGTGGGTGATCCGGCAGGTAATCAGATGTCCCAGACGTCAGAGAACACGCCATTTATGATACTACGAGCAGCCGGTATTACAGCGTACCCTGCTCCTACGAATGATACTGAAGTCCGTATTGAATCTGTGGAATCTGTACTAAATCGCCTGACTGATGGATATCCGTCATTGCTTATTAGCCCGACATGCACCACACTGATCTCTGGATTTGAGGGTGGATACCAATATAAACGTATGTATCACATGGGCAGGGAGTCATATGACGATAAGCCCAATAAGAATAGGTTTTCGCACATACACGATGCGTTGCAGTATGCCATGTTAGGGGGCGGTGAGGGTCGTAGAGTGATTCTCGGTGGGCGTCAAGCACCTTCCCCCACCACTGTAGAGAGGGCAAGCAACCCATTTGAACGTATGAAAAGCAGAAATCGCCTATCTAGAGGGCAGTCTAGGTACGCAAGACCGTTATGAGATGGGTAATTTGCTTCAAAGAAGCCAAAAACCTCGGTATATGGAGGTTATTTACTAGACACAGGCCTGATTTTGGGCATGTTTTTGCTGTTTGCTACGATACAGAGATGGATACTTGGTATAAGTTTGAGTATGCAACGCAAAGATTCAATTTTGAGTGGATGAGACGAGAAGAAGCTGACTGGTTGATAGCTGATTTAATGTATAACTGCACATGCTTGCAGATAGAAGGCAGAAAGAACCCTGTATATCTACCACGTTGGCTTTATTGCGTGAGCTTTATAAAGCATGTAGTTGGGATAAATAAGCCTTGGATATTAACGCCTTATCAACTCTATTGTGAATTGCGTAAAATGGGCGCAGAGGACATCTTCTTAAAACCGGCAGAAGGAGATTAAAATGGGATTCGGTAGTTCTACACCACCGCCTGACCCAGAGCTTGAGAAGCAGAAAGCTGAAGAAAAGGCTCGCCTTGAAAAAGAACGTGCTGAAGAAGCGGCTCGTAAGGCAGAGCGTGATCGTGTACGCAGAAGTAACCTTGTAGGCCAGCGTTCTTTGCAAAGCGAAGAAATGCAGACCTTTACTGGTTATCGGCAAATGGGCAAGCAGTCTGGATCAATAAGGTTGTAAAATGGCTTATCAAGATGATGGCATCGTAGCCCCTAGTGCTGCTGATGCAGACAAGAAAGAACTTGAAGGCGTAATGCGCCGGTACAAGAAGGCTAAGTCACGTTGGTCATCTTGGTCAGATATTTGGGAAGAAATTTACGATTATGTCTTGCCTCACAGAGAAAGCTTCTTCCAAGAGTCAGCAGCCGCAAGACGCACCGAAAATATATATGACGAAACAGCCGTCGTTGGACTGCCAAAGTTTGCGTCTAGACTACAACTTGGATTCTTTCCGCCAAATGGACGAGCCTTTAAGCTGGCTCCTGGGCCCGAGTTCCCTAAGCAGTCGATAAACAAGGCTCTGCTTGGTGAGCTTGATCGCATTACCGAGTTAATTCACGAGGGTTTGCGTAACTCTAATTTCAATGCAGAACTGCACGAGGGCTTTCAAGACCTTGGCCTTGGCACGATGAACCTTCTTGTTGAGGAAGGTCGTTTCCTTGGTGATCTGCACTTTACGTCTGTTCCTCCGACTAACGTAGCACTGCTGCCCGGAAATCTGGATACAGTGTCTGGCTGGTTCCGCTGGAACAATGAGATGGACATCACTGAGATTAAGCATCGTTATCCTGATGCTAAATACAGTGAGAAGATGTCTCGTGAGCAGAAGAAAGACCCGACTCGCAAGACAAGAATCATTGAAGCCACAATCTATGATGAGAAGGATCGGTTCAAGGATGAGTATACCTATTACTTGATTTCAGAAACCGATCAGCATATTCTCAAGAAGCAGAAGCTCAAAGGTCGTGGTAGCGTTCCTTGGATTACAACTCGTTGGTCCAAGTCTGGTTTTGAAGTATGGGGTCGTGGTCCTGTGCTGCAAGCTATGCCAGCCATTAAGACATTGAATCTGACTGTTCAACTTATTCTAGAAAACGCAGAGATGGCGATTGCCGGTTCCTACGTTTATGATGATGATGGCGTCTTTAATCCTGACAACATTACAATTCAGCCGGGAACATTTATCCCACGGAGTCCGGGTTCGACCATCGAAACGCTCCAAAGTCCGGGCCGGTTTGATGTTGCTCAGTTGGTCCTTGATGATATGCGCCGCAATGTTCGTAAGGCTCTATTCATTGATGAGCTAGATACTCGTCCAAATGCTCGTACACCATTATCCGCTACAGAAGTGTCTGAACGACTAGCAGACGTAGCGAGAGATATGGGCGCAGTAGCTGGTCGTATGCAGAAAGAATTTTTGCAGCCTCTAGTTGAGCGTGTCATCAAGATTTATACAGACCAAGGTTTGTTAGATATACCTAAGGTTGACGGTCGTGAATTGCGTATTGTTCCTGTGTCTCCGTTGCTAAGAGCGCAAGATCAGCAAGATGTGGCTGATTTTGTGCGGTTCCAGCAGACTGTTGCTGGTACGTTTGGTCCTGAGATCACACCGGCACTTTATAATCAGGAACAGGTTATTCGCTATCTAGCACAGAAGTTTGGTATCCAAGAGGAGCTACTTGCGGACGCACAACAGGTTCAGCAAAACGCCGAGTTAATGCAGCAACTTATGGCTGCACAGCAAGGCGGGGGTATGCAGTGAAGGAGAAGATAAGTGTTTCGGCAGACGGTAGAGGTTACACTAAGGAAGTTGAAGCGGACCTTAATTCTAAGGCCTACGCTCTATTCGGTTCGGGTGTTGGAAGGGATTTCCTACAATATCTGGAATCGCTTACGACAAATAACATCCATGCTGCTGGCGTGGGAATCGAGACTCTAGCTCATGCAGAAGGTAGCCGCTGGATAGTGGCTATTATGAAAAAGCGTTGTGAACTAGGAAGAAAGCAACATGGCTAAAACAGCAGCGTGGCAGCGCAAAGAAGGTCAGAATCCAGAAGGCGGTCTTAATGAAGCTGGACGCCGTTCTCTAAGAAAGCAAGGCAAGAACATCAAACGCCCTGTGTCAGCTAAGGAAGCTAAGAAGTCTCCGAAAGCTGCTGCTAGGCGTAAAAGTTTTTGTAAGCGGATGATGGGTATGAAAAAGAAGCTTACAAGCAAAAAGACGGCTAATGACCCTAACAGCCGTATCAACAAAGCACTAAGAAAGTGGGATTGTTAATGAACGAAGCAGCAGAAGCAAGCGTTGAAACTGAAGCGAGTACAGCAGAGGTTCAGGCATCAGAAGTGCAGGAGCAACCTCAAGAAGTATCTTCTAAACCAGATTGGCTTCCTGAGAAATTTGAAAGACCAGAAGAATTAGCCAATAGCTATAGAGAGCTTGAGCGTAAGTTCTATCAGCGCAAGGATGAACTGCGTGAGCAGATTGTCTCTGAGCTAAACCAAGAAGCAGTTAGTGCTGCGCCTATTAGCCCCGGCGATTATGAGGTGCAGTTTAATGCACCAGAGGGGCTTGAATATACTGTTCGTGATGATGACCCTATGGTGGACTGGTTCCGCAATAAGGCACATAACTATGGACTGTCACAAGATGAGTTTAACGAAATCATCAATGAATATGCAGCTTTGGATAGCAATCGTGGTCCAGACTGGAATGTAGAGTCAGAAATTCTTGGTGAGTATGCTGAAAAACGTCTTGAGCGTGTAGACTCATGGGCGCACAAGTCACTTAGCGATGAAGCCTATAGTGCGTTTGCAAACATTCGTGCATCTGCAAGCATGGTCCAGCTGTTTGAAGAACTCATGGAATTAAATGGTCAGCCACAGTTTACTATGACTTCGCCTACCGAATTTCAAGAACGCATCAGTCTTGAGGATCTTCGTTCTATGCAGAATGATCCGAAATACTGGCGTGACAAAGACCCAGCCTTTATCTCTAAAGTCAGGGCTGGCTTTGACCAACTATCCCGACAGAAATAAATGTGAATTAACAAACACATCACTTTCTGTCAGGTTTAGCGTACTGAAGGCCCGTAGCGTTGGTATCGGCCCTAATTGGGGTAGCTCCCCTAACTGGACAACCGAACAAAGCCAATGTGAAGGAATAACCGGATGGACAATGTAACTGTAACTTTTGATTAGGAGATGGGTAGATGGCTACTCCAACTATCGATACCTCCTTTATCGAGGAGTTTGAATCCGGCGTCCACATGGCGTATCAGCGCATGGGTTCAAAACTGCGTGGGACTATTCGTACCGCTAATGGCGTTAAGAATAAAACTACCTTCCAGAAAATCGGTAAAGGTTTTGCTACTACCAAGGCTCGTCACGGCAACATTGCTCCGATGAACCTTGAGCACACCAACGTATCAGTCACTCTTGAAGATTACTTCGCTGGCGAGTGGATTGATGATTTGGATCAACTGCGTATCAACCACGATGAGATGCTCGTTGCTCAGCAGTCAGGTGCGTATGCACTCGGCCGCAAGACTGACGATCTGATCCTCGATGCAATGGACGCAACAACCAACAGCCTTAACGAAACCACAAACGGCATCACTTTGGCTTGGGCTTTCAGCTTGATGGAAGCTTTCGGCAACAACGATGTTCCTGATGATGGTCAGCGTTATTGTGTTGTCGGTTGGGAAAACTGGTCACAGCTGATGGACATTGATGAGTTCTCTCGTTCAAACTACATTGGACAGGAAAACTTGCCTTTTGCCAATTCAGTAACTGCAAAGCAGTGGTTGGGCTTCACATGGTTCCCATTCTCAGGACTGGACGATGATGGCTCAAACCGCAAGTGCTTTGCTTGGCACCAGTCAGCGGTTGGTCACGCAATCGGAACTGACGTTTCGTCAAACATGCAGTATCACAACGATAAGGACGCTTACTTTGTATTGAATAAGATGCAAATGAACGCTGTTCTGATCGATGCGAACGCATGCTACGAACTGTCACTGAAGAAATAAGGAGAGGTTATAATGGCACTCGTTAGCGCAGACTTCACCTTAGTCAACTACTCAGGCAATGGTTTCCACATCTGGCACTACAAGTCTACTGCCGATGCTCTGAACACCATTGACACAGCTGGGTACTTCAACGGCAAGTCAAACGAAATCAATGTTGGGGACGTTATCTTCATTAACGCCTCTAACGGTTTTGGCATTGCAACTGTTGTCAGCAACTCTGGCGGCGTTGTCGATACCGGCGACATCGTTAGCATGACAACCGATAGCCGTTAATGGCTAAGAAACCAACACTGAAGGCGGCAGCGAAAGCTGCCCCTTCTACCCCTCCTAAAGAGGAAATCCGTAAGGGCTATGTGCGTAAGCTAGGCCCCAATGTTAAATTAGGTAAGGGCGTAAAATAATGGCATTTCAAACCTGTTCATCTTGCCCAACTCCCGGCAAATGTCGTGCTGCTGGCAAGTGTCTTAATAAGAAATCTGATTCTAAAAAGATGGGCAAAAAGCGTAGCGGAAAAGGCTCACTTGACCATCCAATGAATCGTGAGCGCACAACTAGCAATCCTGACGGAAAGTATAATGCCTGATGCCAACAACTCCTTCTACCGACATTGAAGTAGCACAGAAAGCAATGGTTCTAGTTGGTCTGGAGCCATTGACTTCGTTTACAGACCAGACTGATGAAGCGTTGGTTGCAAACACTATCTTTGAAGATGTGGTAGAGGATTGCCTAGCGCAGCATAACTGGAACTTTGCTACTGGTCAGAAAACACTGGCAAGATTGACAGCCACTCCTGTTGATCGTTGGGATGCAGCTTATGCTCTACCAACTAGCCCAGAAGTAGTACAGGTTCAAACTGTTACTATTGACGATGTTCCCCAGCAGTATGATATTTATGAGCGTTATATCTACATTAACGCTGATGCAAATGATGACGTTGTGCTGAATTATGTGTATCGTCCAGAAACACAATATTGGCCCCCAGCATTTACTATGTGGGTTATATTCAGATTGGCTTCTGTTTTTGCCTTGTCAGTTACTCGCAAGGCAGATGTAGCCAAGTCATACACTGATCTTGCAGAAGCTCAGTTCCGTAGAGCAAAAGCAAGAGACAGCCAGCAAGTTACAACACAAGGTTTACGTCCTTCTCGGTATCATCGAGTTCGTGCAGGGAACGGTATTTACCAGCAAATTGAAGGTCTGTAATGAATGGCACTTCTACGTCAGTTCTATACCAACTTTACAGCAGGGGAATTGACCCCATTGCTGTCGTCCAGATTGGACTCGGATGCCTATAAAAACGGAGCCAAAACGCTTCGTAATTTTCGTATGCGGGCTCAAGGCGGTATTACACGCCGCCCAGGATTTCAATACCTACAAACGCTGTCTAATACTCCTTATCAAATGGAGTCGTATATTTATGATGAAGATGAATCATATATACTTCTATTTAGTAATGGGCAGCTGGATATTATTGATACTACTAGCCTCGCCTCGATAACACAGACCATATCTTCTTGCCCTTGGGCAACAGCACAAATTGACGAAATTAAGGTAGCGCAGTCAGGCGATACGATGATTATCGTGCATCCTGATTTTGCTATGCAGAAGCTGACACGCACATCAGCATCCACATTTACTCTTGCAGCATATGATTTTGACCATGACGGTACGGCACACTATGAGCCATTCTATAGATTTGTTGATCCAGCGGTTACTATTACACCGCAAAACAGCAACACAGGTTCTCAGAACTTTACTGCTTCTTCTTCCATATTTAGTGCTGATTGGGTTGGCGAGCATATAGAGTTTACTGACTCTGCTGACAAGGTAGTTCACATTGAGGTGACTGCTTATGTGTCTGGCACCGTTATTACAGGCAACTTTAGCGATTCTGTTGCTAATACAAACGCTAGAGACACTTGGAAGGAGCAAGTGTTCTCTACACGGCATGGTTATGCTCGTACTGTTATCTTCCATGACCAGCGGTTGATTTTTGGTGGTAGCCGTGATTTGCCTAACCACATCTTCTTTTCTAAGGTAGGTGAATATTACAATTTTGATGTTGGTTCTGGATTTGACGATGAGTCTATCCAAGTGCAGATTGCTGAAAACCAAGTGTCTGAAATCAAATCGATGGAATCATTCCGTCATTTGGCTATTTTTACATCTGAACAGGAATTGTACTGCCCGACTGTTGACAATCGTCCACTAACGCCAAGCACAATTACTGTTAAGAAGCAGACATCATTTGGCAGCGGTGAGGTTAATCCTGTTGAGTTTGATGGGGCTATTGTATTTCTTACAAAGTCTAAGGGTGCAATTAGAGAGTTTATCTTCTCTGACATCAGCCAAGCCTATAACTCTGATTCATTGACCATTCTGTCTCAGCATTTGATTGGCACACCCAACAACATTGTAGCGCAGCGTGAAGCATCAGATCAGGTTGAAAGCTACTTGTACTCTGTGAACACTGATGGGCAGATAGCTGTATTTACCAGTATTCGTAAAGAGAAGCTGCAAGGCTGGTGTCTATACACAACTGATGGCACGTTCAAGAATATTGTTAACGTCAACCGTAGAATATACGTTGTCACTGAGCGTACCATTGATGGATCTACGGTGACTGCTCTTGAGATCATGGACAATAACTATCATTTGGACATGGCCTTCAAAGATACTGATGCTACGCCGAAAACAACATGGACAGTGGCTCACTTGCCAAACACATTAGTTCATGTAAAATCAGGTAATTATAGCATGGGATCATACACAACAGATGCGTCAGGTAACTTTACGCTGACAGATGCTGTTGGTGAGATTGAAGTTGGTATTAACTACACGCCTACATTGACTACATTGCCTCCTGAGTTCCAGTTACAGGATGGCATATCATTTGGTCAAAAGCGCAGAATTGTTAGGGCTGTGCTTGATTTGAATGAGACTTTGGATGTTAAAGCCAAAGGTACTAAGGTATTGATTAGAAGGGTAACAAGTAACTTTGCTAATCCACCAGATGCAATAACTGCTCGTAAGGAAGTGTATTTCCTTGGATGGTCTAATGAAGGTACAGTTACGATTACGCAAGACGAGCCATTGCCTATTGGTTTGAATGGCATAATGCTTGAGGTAGAAGTCTAATGGGTATGGGGATGCAGATTGCTGGTGTGTTTTTGGGCCTTATGGCTGCCCAACAAGCACGAAAAGCAGCAGAAATGGAAGCGCAAGCTTACGAGGAGCAAAAAGATCTTGCTGAAATCCAAGCTGGTCAGCAAGAGATTGAGCGCAACCGTAAGCTGCGTATGCAGTTGGCTTCACTTAGCACATCTATGGCTAATCAAGGAACAGCATTAGGCACATCTGCGTCGACAGAAGCATTGAGACTTGACGAAGAAAAGATGGCACTTGCTGATGTTAGCTCTATTAGACTTATGGGTCAGGTAGAAAGACGCAAGTATAGCTTGAGTGCAGCATCGTCTAGAGCCTCTGGTCAAGCTGCTACAATTAGCGGTTTTGCTAAAGCTGCCGGAAGTATCTATGACATTAAGACAGGAGCCTCGACAGTATAATGGCTTATCAAAAAACAGGTGGTAGATCGTTTTTTGTCAGGCCCAATGGTATGCCTGACCTCAGTGGTTTTTCTGATCTTGCTAACTCAATTAGCAAGTTGTCTGACGTTACCACAAGCATTGGCACAGACATCCGCAAACAAGAATTTAATGACATGCTCATCCAAGCTGAAATTGATGGGCGTACTGCTGGTGTTCGTTATAACGACAATAATGAG